CATCTGTAGCTATCTGCTCTTCCGTATCCTGCACGGACTGACCAATAGATGCAATAGACTGACCTGTATCGGCAGCTTGTTGAGCAATAGCCGCTGCGCTTTGTATACTAGCTAGTTCTTGTGAGCTACCTGCATTGGATGCCATTGCATTAAGACTATCTGCTGCACTCTGAGCGTTAGGGGAGGATGTCTGAGTGTATGTCGATGACGGTATAGCAGCTTTAGGTTTAGGTGTAACAGCTTTAGGCTTAGGTGTAGTAGTCCCTTCACTAATCTTAGTTGAGAACATATCAGCGTATCGTTTACCAGAACCAAGGATACCTTCAAGGGCCTTGATGCCAAACCCAGAGTCCTTGATCTTAGTATCTACTAGGGACACTAGACTTGCTGACAGTTTGGGGTTAGTTGCTTCTATAGCAGCTGCGTAACCTCTGATACGACCAATGTCGGACAGAGTGTCAGCTCCACCGGCTACCTTGCCGAATAGACCTGGTATATCGCCACCCTTTGCGTCATCAAGCAAAGCTGTAGCCATAGCTAGTGGGTCTTTCGAGGCATGGAACTTATCGAACCAATCCTCATCACGCTTAGCGGCGTCAGCCTGTGCCCGTGCAGCAGTGTCACCGAAAGGATCTTTGTCACTGTTGTCACGAGGGGCCTGTGCTGTTTCAGCAGCTTTCTTAGTATAGCCCTCTGGGATCGGAATCAAGGGGTTACCTGCAGCGTCTACAGGTATCATCATGATCTGACCATCCGGGCCAAAGTACTGAACATAGGAGGAGGGTACTGCTGTCTGTGCCTGTTGCTGTCCAGCTGCTTTCTGTTGATTTGCAGCTACGAAGGAACCGGGTGTAGAGTACTGACCCCAGTCTGTCTGAGGCTGCATACCAGCCCCCAGGAAGTACTGTTGAGCATCACCCGTCTCGATACCACCTTCAGCGTAACCCTTAACGTAGCCACCTTTTGCCATGTTAAGAACACCCGTCAGCTCATCCATCTCTTCAGGAGACAGGTCTTCCTCTGCGGTAGGGATAGGCTCCCCACCTACTCGACCATTCTCTTCCATCTCAGCAAGGGCTTCTTTGGCTTTCTTACGGAGCTTCTCGAAGTAACCTACACCAAAGTAGCGTACAACATCAGCAGGTACAACGTACTCACCTTCAGATAGCTTAGCGTCCACGTCATCACGGACCTCTTCAGCATTAGAACCTACAGGGATATCGTTACCTGACACAGGGTCCATACCCATGCCGTCTGTGGCTAGGCCACCCTCTTCCATCATCTTTTTCATTTGCTGTACTTCACCTCCTGCAGCATATCCATTTTTAAGTCTAGTGGCAGAGCGAGCCTTAGCGTACTCCACTGCTTTATCTACGTTTTCAAACGAAGGGAACTCTTCACCTGTTATAGGGTCAATAGGGCCCTTTTCCTTAATGTACTTAACGACCTCATCCTCTGACAGTTGGGTACCGTCTTCTTTAATTGTTGGAAACGTATACCACTTTCCATTAACAGGTACAGTTGTAGTACGCTCTGAGTACTTTTCGCCTGTCTTTTTATCAGTAAATACCTTACGGCCACTTACTGAAACTAGAGCACCCTCGTTATCCATCAGAAAGTCTCCGTCTTTTCACCATTGATTTTATCACGAAGCTGCTTAAGGCTACGTAATGCTTTGATTTCACCCTGTAGTCGGTGTAGTTCCGAGGGTTCCACCCTCTGTTCTAATTGTCTGTGACAGAACTCAATACGTACATCAAGTTCTGCGCAGAATGCGTCCCACAGAGGTTTTTGGTTTACTAAGTTCTTGATTTGCATTAAATAATACCTCTCTTGTACCCTTGTATAGCCGCCACAAAGTTGTCAATACCAACACCGTCATCACCGTCTAGACCGTCACGTCCTGGAAGCCCCCTGGGGCCTCTCTCGCCGTCCTTACCGTCTTTTCCAAGCTCACCCTTAGGGACAACCTCTCCTGGCTCCCCAGGAGGCCCCTGTGGCCCCTCAGGGCCATCCTTACCGGGGAACCCACGTAGTTCCTCCTTACGTAAGCGTTCCACCTCCTTAATGGCAGCGACACGCTCTCTTTCCTTCTCTTCCTTGGCAGCTTCCTCAGCCTCTTTTAGCTGTTGTGCCACCTCTTGTTCGGTCTCCTTATGGAGTTCCTCGAAGAGTTCCTCGTGGAAGTCATCATCGAAGTCCATTAGACCTCACCTTCACCTGTATTTGCAGAGAAGCCAGGCTCACCTGGGGTAGGTGCGCCGCCTGTGCCCATCATTCCACCACCTGAGCCGGGACCATTACCTATATCCATGCCACCTTGGGGCTCACCGGGGGCAGCTTCGGTTGGTGCTTGCATAGACTTGAGCACTTCAGCCATAAGGGCTGCCTCAGACATGTTATTGCCTACTTTATCAGGGTCAAGATCCATAGACTGTGCAATTTCACGGATAATGTAGTCCATTTTAGCGAACGGAGCTAAGACTGGGTTCTGTACGACCTGCAGGAACTGTATGAGACGCTGAGAACGGACCTCATTAGCCATAAGAGAGGCTGTCCCTTGTGCCTTAACCTCTAAATCACCACGAATCTCTGGGTCAAAGTCAAATTGCATGTTGAAGTTGAAGAATGCTTTGCCTAAAGGTGCTAGTAAGTAGTCATCTACGTTCTTAATGACAGTACGAGTAGACCCGTTAGCAGCTGACATCAGCATAGAGATACCAGATGCAGTCCGACCAACACCGGATACACCAGTTTGACCATGTGCGAAGCTAGGCATACCTGTTGATTCATCAGCAAGTTGACGAGCCTTGTCAAACATCTGCATGTTTTCGTTAGATACGTTAGGGAACTTGGTACCAAAGATACTCTGCCCAGGTGCTCCACCTTCACGGCGGAAGACTTTACCAGGATACACTGTCATATCTTGACCTGGGACTAGGTTAGTCTCATCAACTTCGATAAGGAGATTACCTGATAGGGCTGCATTGTCTACACTCATACGCATGAAGCCGTTCATGAGGGTCTGAGTGTCGTCCATATTCTCAGCTAGACCTACTCCGAAAAAGGAGTAAGGGTTGGCTTCGAAAGGAACGGCGTAGTATGGAAGGCAGGTAGGAGTAAATGGGTTCATTACAAGACGAAGTACACGTCCGTTACATATCCAGATGTTAGCTGAGACCTGGTCTTCATCCTTGAGCTCAGATGGGATGTCCACATCGTACTGCTCCAGCATGTCAACGTCTACATAACCCCAGAACTCAAGAACTTCGAAGCGTTCAGCACGAGTCTCTTGAGCGTCATCTTGCATGATCTGCTCCCACCACTCACGCTGGTAGTTCTCACCCATAGCTATGGCTGTGTCGATAGCGTTGTCACGGAAGAATGGACGGCGTTTAAGGGCTCGGAGCTGTGTACGGGACATCTTATGGCGCTCGATAACATACTCTGCATCGTCCATAGACGTAGCATCTGGATCAGGGTAGAAGTCCCAAACGGATACGGCAGAGCACTTAGGGATAGTCTTAACAGATGGGGTGTAGTTGCCCTCTTCATCCCAGTTAGGGTACTCTTTATCTACTGCGAACGGGCCCTTCATAACACCTGTACCGAACAGTGCCATCTCAAAGGCAGCTGTACGTAGTTGCTTAGAAGCACTGGACTCTTCGAGTTGATCCCAGATCTTCTTCTCCATCTTCTTAGCAGCCTTGAAAGCAGGGAAGAAGTTGACGGACTCAGGTAGGTTACCCACACCGTCCTGTACCTTATCCTGCGCTATCTCTAGCTTCTCCTGCCACTGTTGGTTAAGCTCTTGGAATACAAGTTTAGTAGGAGAAGGCTTAGGCATCTCAATAGGAGCAGCGGGAGGTGGCGGTGTAGGGGCTCCGTCAGGACCAGGAGGGCCAGGAGGAGCAGCAGCAGGGGTTGTGTCTTTATTAAAGTGTACAGCTTCTCGTATACCCTCTGGGAGAGTAGTAGGGTCTATCGTAATTGGGAACCTGTTGCTACCGAACAGAACGTCAACGATCTGACCATAGGCAGCTAGTACCTTAGTCTTGGTGACCTTAACGAAGATACGAGACTTCTCTGTGCTAGTAAACTGAACATCAGGGCCGTAGATACCACGGTAGTTGCGATAGGCACGAACCCAACGCTGCTCGTCAGTGTAACGATCATCTTCAGCTTTCTTGTAACGCTCATTGACAAACGTAACAATACCACCGACATCAGAGTCAGTATCAGCGCCTTCTGACGTATCTTTGATAAAGGACGACACAGAGTCTTCCATGTTGATATCTTCTACGCCAGTTTCGAGTTCGTTCTCGGCCATAATAGTTCCTTAGTATCCAAAAGTTTCATCAGCAGCTTGAAAGCCTGAGCGTTGGTTGTTTGGGTCGTAGTCCCACAGAGAGCTGCGAGGACGTGTCATAAGTCCGTATCTTAGGGCATCGTACCCGTGATCGATAGGGCTCTTAGTATCTACGTCTTCCAAGTTGTTCTTATCGAGGGGTAACGCTGGAAGCTCTGTTATAATGTTACGACAAGTATTGAAGAACACTAGTCGGGGTTCCTCGGTAAACTCGTCTATCTGCAGTCTACGGTGTACTTCATTCTTACCAGCAATACGAGAACCCTTGGATCGATCAGAGGGACGCCAGCGGCAACCCTTATGTATCATCTGCTCCGCAAGAGAGGGGCCTGTGTCACCACGGTTGTGCCAGAGGGAGCTATCGAGTACTCCATAACGAATACGTTCACCAGATTCTATCTCTTTAATCATATCCGCTAAGTCAGATGCAGTAGTCTTACTAACATACAACTCCCTGTAGATAACGATCTGCTCAGAAGGGGATACTGCAAACCAGAGTACTGCAGTCATGGAGCCGTAACCATAGTCACACGCACGGAACTTAGACCAACCACTTGGTATATCGTAGGGTTCAACCACATGTACGTTTGGGTTAAACTCTGAGAAGGCTGCACCTTCCGATATACTCCAGTCACCCTCTAGTAGCTGCCTACGTTGATGCTCAGGCATTGAGAGCAAGTTGGCCTCGTACATACCATCTTCAGCAAGGTACGGGTTATTGAACAAGTTAGCTGGGATGAACCTACGTTTAAACAGAGGCTCCCCTTCGCGAGAGTGACCCTTAGGCCAAGCAATAACATCACCATGTTCGTCAGTAGCGTGGAAGGAGGTGTTAGCAGGGGCTGGGTCAATGAAGGTCTTCTTAACCCAGAAGTGACCTGGGCCACCGGGGTTGGTAGTTGCCCTCATGTAGAGGGGTAGGTTAGATGCGCTTGTAGCCCGTAGACGGGAACGCATGTAGTTCCAAGCAAACGGGCTAGGCCATTGTGTCAGCTCGTCCAAGCCGATCCAGTTAAACGCCTGACCCTGGTAACGCATAACGTCATCGTCACGGTCAAGGTACGACATCCAGAGGGTAGCACCACTAGGGGCCACCCAAGTCTTATCTCTTTCCATGAACTTAATACCTGGGATAGCTTTAGGGTAAAGCTGCTTAGATACTGAGATCAGTTCACGGAGTTCCTCTGTACTACGGCGAACTAGGAGTCCACGGGACTGAGGGTTATTAAAGTAACGTACGGGATCAGCTACCATCGCGTAGGACTTACCACCACCAGCTGCACCACCGTAGAGAACCTCCTGCTCACTGGCAGCTAGGAAGTCAGTCTGTGGGCCAGGGTTAGGTGCAAAGATGATATCCTGCGCCTTCTGTACGTCAATAGGTTCTGGCTTAGCACGGGCGAAGGTAGGAGTTGGCTCAGGGGTTGGAGTCGAGCTTTCTTGTTTTACTTCCACCGATTCTGTCTTCTTCGAGCTTACGGGCTTTTTCCGACGCTTCTTTGTAGCGCCGTTCATAGTCTCGATAGGTGCTGGACGTCTTCCGTCTCTTTTGTTCGATGCTGACACGTTTGTTTAATCCTACATGTGAGATGTACCGACCTGACTGCTCTGTGAGCCAACGAGCTACTAACCTAAGGCTATACTCTGCCAAATACCTCTTAGCTTGCTCTAACATCTCCAGCTGTTCAGGGATGGGCTGGAGTATGTCCTTGTCCTCAGGGTCTTGCTCGTAGCCAAACGGTATATGTCTTCCAACACGTACTATCGGATACCACTCTCCGTCTAGACCTCTCTTTGGAATCTTCCAAGCCTGGTCCACAGGGATTGCATTAAATGAGGGAGCGTCTTTCCTAGCCATCTTATACCACACACAAATTAGTTTGTCAAGTTGTTATTTAGCTTTTCTTAGCTGAGTACCTGGGTTTGAAGCACCACAGGGAACATAACCACCTTTATTCATTCTATACTTAGCTGTCTTTGCAGCTATCTTTTTAGGTTGTTTAACAAACTGCTTACCAGCCGCCTTGCCTTTACGCTTAGCAGCTGATGTTGCTGCGTACTCTTTGTCTGTTAAGGCTTCTCTAGCTGCTTTAGGTAAATACCTTTCACCAGTGGCCTTACCTCCTTGAGTAGATGGCTTACCTGACTTAGTACCCCATTCCTCTTTAGTCCATTTATTAAGTGATTTCTGACTAGGTTTCATTTCTTAGCAACCTTCTTAGCAGCAGCCGATAGTTCTTTAAAGTGGAATAGATTCTTACTTGATGCTGTATGTTTAGCACCTGACATTAACTTACCGTTAGCCTTGTGGGTTGCACCCTTATGTTCTTTACCATTCTTAAAATAGTGTTTCATTCCTGCAGCCATTACTTGTAACCCCCACCTTTTGCTTTATACTCTTTAGCTAGTATTTGAGCTTTACGGGCAGACCACTGACCTGCTTTACCACCCTTAGTACCAGCCTTAATCTTATTAAAGAGGTTCTTACGCATGGTAGGTTTGGTGTAGTTACCCGCTTCGTTTACTTTGCTTTTAGGTTTCTTTGCAGCTACCATTTAGATCACCACTTAACCTTATCAGCCCAATAGGCTGCTGAGAGTTTACCTCTCTTAATGTTCTTACCATGACGAGCCTTAAAGGATGCTCGTTTCTTTTTCATCGCATCTGATTCACCAGCTTTAGGTTTACCAGCTGTCTTAGCCCCTTGCTCCCCGAAGCGGATCATCTTGATCGTATCACCTTCTTTAGCAAGGACTACGTGAGACTTGGAGGGATGTTTTGGGGTCCGTTTAGGTTTGTTATAACCTTCGAACTTCTCACCTCTATATTCAACAGCCATATCAGTCTTCCTTTTTAGCTGGTAGTATAAAGACGGGTTCTGCGGATGAGACCTCTACCTTCTCCGTCTTAACGAAGCCAGCCCGGTCCATGATATCTTTAGCAGCTGCCATACGTTCCTTAGCACCTAACATGTCCTTATCACCTAAGACCTTGAACATGGCGTACGCTGCCTTAGTAGAGCTCTGTGCAATGAACTTACGTGTAAGCTCCGCAATCTCATCCACAAGGGAGGCTGTAACTGTGGAGGTAGCTACGTTGTCAGAGTAACCAGCTAGACGCTTAGCTACCAAGGGGTCACCCTCAGCTTCTTCGAATAGGACAGCTAGGAAGAGTTCCTGCTTCTCTGTTAAGTCACGCTTAGCCATTGGTTAAGTCCTTGCTTGATTATAGAATTGTTTACCTGATACGGAGACGTCAAGTGTCCCTGCCGACTTGTACGCTAGTATCTTATCACCTGCGTGTAAGAATAACTTACTAGAGCCTAGTATGTTGTAAGAGTCCCCACCTGCGATATTGTGAGACCGTAGAAGGTGACTATACGTAGCTGTGTCTGCGTGGTAGACTTGGATATTCACGGTATGCGTAGCTGCCCCATTTGATGCCATGATCAGTGTAATCTGAGCATCGTGTAGAGCCGGGACAGTATACACCACATCAGCTGAGGCGTCTGCAGCAGTAGCTGTAACGACCTTACTCTCGTAGACTGTGGTAAACGCAACATTAGCCATTAGCTAACCCAAGCCTCGTTTATGTCAGGTGTTGATGGGTCATCAGCTTTAAAGTGACCTTCTTCATCACGAGCACGTTTCTTCTTCTTAGTAGCAACCTTCTTAGGCTCTGCCTTAACCACTGGCTTTGCTTCTTCAGCTTGCATAGCCTTACAGATTACCTTAGCCATCTCGTCGTCGCTGTAGTGGAACTCACCGTAGGGGTCCATCTGACCAACGACATCACCACGGGAGTTAGATACCATATCACCTGAGATGAAGTAGTTAGCTGCGTTAAGTTCTTTCTCGTACTTCTTAAAGTCCATGTTACTTCTTCCTCTGTGTGGGCGGATTAGACGCGCCTATGTTCTTAGCGTACTTCTTAGCGTTTGCTTTACGGGAGAAGCTACGGTTGGTTGACTTGGGTTTAGCCTTCAGGTTCTTGGCGGAGTTGTCTTTAGGGTTACGGTTCTTATGATCTACATCTTTACCGTCTCCCTTCTTAACAATACCCTTCTTCTCTAATATACGACGAGCCGCCTTGCGTGAAGCATTGGCGGCCTTGTCGGACTTAGGAGACTCTAGCTGAAGCTTACGCTCCCTCTCATAATCTCTTTCATATTCTTTACCAGAAGCCATATCAGTCCTCGAATAAACAGATGGAGGTTAGGAAAGTACCGTTCCATAACTTGAACTTAGTAGAGATGGAAGCAGGGTCCATACTCCAGCACCCAAAGCACTTACCACAGGGGTTCTTTGTATCAATCCAACAGCCCATTACTTACCACCTTTCCACTTTTCTATCGCCTTCTCACCGCTGCGACCAACAATGTAACCACCTACGCCGAGTGTTAATAAGTTCCAGAGTTGCTCAGGCAGCTCCAGTGTATTCTCTAGTATGGCTGGGTATCCGATAGCTATGATCGGGAACACCAAGTAGTTCATAGCAATAATGCAGATGGCTACCATCATCAAGAGGGGACGCCAAGCTGCTGTAAGCCAGTTACCGGAGTTGGCCTCAGCTAGTACAATCTCACCACGGATCTTCTCCAGGGAGTCTGTGTGCTCTAGTAAGGCTAGTTTAGTCTCACGTTCAATCTCAGAACGCTGATCTGCATCAGGTATGATCTTCTTAAGAACATCACCGAGGATAGGGGCTAGGACAGGGAGAAGAGCTGAGATCATGATTATTAAACCTTTATGGTAGCAAACACTTTATCTACGACTTCATCACCGCAGAGGTGTCTAGTTCTTATTTCAATACTATCGTATACCTTACCACCAGTCTCTATGTGGAGACGAAGAGTATGGTCACCAGCTGTCCTATCGTAACTAGTACCGTAGTCATCTTCCTCTAAGGCAGGTACGTTAGCCCAAGGTAGAGTATAGGTTAGACCTAAGTCAGTACCGAAGACCTCAAGACGTTGGAAGGTACATGCGTTCTTACGGAAGTTAGCTGCAATAGTAATGGAGTCGGAGTCTGTTTCAACTGATACGACTTCTACATTGGTATACGGTCTAGCCTCTAGGAGCTTAGCCCAAGGGAGGAAGATGGCAGTGGAAAGGATAGCCCCAACTACTAATTCTTTATAGTGTACTTTAACCGCCATTGGAGAGCCCTCCACCTATAATCCAGGAGACGGCAGCAGCTATAAAACCACCACCAATAATCCAGAGACCACGGTTAATACCACTACTTAAAGAATCTAAGTTCTTCTCTAGTTGTTTCACTTGTTGTAGCAGTAGAGCGTTGTCTGTCTCTAGTGTACGTAGCCTTTCAGCTATCTGCTCCTCAGACATGCATCTCTCCCTACATTATCTTGATCTAGTCCAGCTAGGCTGTAGTCATACTTATTTACGTGGGTAGGACTTCCACGATAGCTGGTAGTGTGGCCCATCAGGAAACGACTTCCAGTCACCTCCCCATTCCATGTCTACTTTTAACTCTAGAGCAGCCTGTTTCATTGCATCCGCTATCTTATGGTAAAGAGGCCAGTCCCACCGTACTTCTCCGTCAACGTAAGCTCCAAGGTCCACTGCATGGCCTGTGAGGTGTCTGGAGTTGAGAGTAGTAGATGCTCCTCTCTCCACCAACTTCTTCTGTCTATCTAGGGTACGCATACCCTCCAGTACAGTGAAGTCAACTCTTGTAATCTGTATAGCACGTTCTACAACAGCTACGAGGTCTGGATGTAGACCTTCTAGTCTCTGCTTACTACGTGTACCTAAGCGGTAACCCATGTTACTACTCCCAATCTCTAACTCGTCTAGGATCTAAGACATCCCGTGATTCCAAGAAACCCTCTAAGTACATGGCCCTCTCCATCCTGTCTAGGGATACCCAGTGGCCTGTGTCGTTGTAGTACTTCTCTCTAACGTAGAATACATCACT